CCAGAACTCCAACACGCACGTCATCCGCGACAGAGTTGCCTCAGCCAACCTCGTCGCCGCTTCCCTCTACGTCGACTACATCTACCTCGACACGGATGAGCGTCGCAAGTTTGCGCAGGTCTCCCACGAGTACCTCATCGACGTCCTCCAGTTCACGGGCGGTGAGTCAATCACCTCCTCAAGCAACAAGCTCAAGCTCAACTTCAACCACCCCTGCAAGGAGCTCGTGTGGGTTGTTCAGCGCGACTCCTATGTTGCCTGCGACGATGCGACCAGCTTCACATGGAAGGGTCAGCAGCCGTTCAACTTCTCTGACTGGTGGGACCGATCAGTCCTCGAGTCTGGCTACTCAGTCACGCGCATCGAGGGCATGGCGGGCAAGAACCCGTGCGTCACTGCGCTCCTCCAGCTCAACGGCCACGACCGATTCCAGGTGCGCGAGGGCCGCTATTTCAACGAGGTCCAGCCTTACCAGCACCACACCAACATCCCCGCGATCGGCATCAACGTCTACTCATTCGCCCTCCAGCCTGAGCAACACCAACCTTCTGGAACGTGCAACTTGTCACGCATTGACAACACCACGCTCCTCCTCACGGTCACCAACAACACGGTGGGCACGAGCAACACGGCCACTGTCTACGTCTATGCGACGAACTACAACGTCCTCCGTGTAATGTCTGGAATGGGAGGACTTGCGTATTCCAACTAATCATTTGGTTATTGGATCTACTCATATTATATTTTGGTTATTTATAGCTAAAGTATAAAAATTTAGATATTCTTAAGTCTCATTAGAATGAGTCTTGAGAAGCTCGAAGCCGAACTCAAAGAGAAGAAAGCAACTCTTGCCAGAACCACGCGTAAACTTGTCACGGGCGAGAATCCGAAATGGACCAAGTTGCATGACAACATTGGTAAACTCCAGCACACGATTCAGAAGAAAGAGTATACTCTAAAGCATCAAACACGTAAGAATACCTATCAGCACATTACGGCGGGTCCTAGAACACCTACGAGGATGACACAATATGGATATCCTCTTGTAGGTCTTCTGACAGTCGCAGCTGTAGGAGGTATTGTGTATTCTATTGCTAAGAAGTAGAATGCCTGGCTCAGCTGAATTACGTAAATGGAAAACAGATACATTTTATCCTAAAAACATGTATCCGAAGTCTATGAATAAAACTCTTAAAAAGAGGCTTAATAATATTGAGTTCGCAATTGGAACACAAGCAGAAAAGATTGAGGCGGGTATGAATGCAACCATGGACTATCTTCAAACAAAATTAAAAAGAAACTCAACACGGAGACGTCAGACAAAGATAGGTCTAGGTGTTCTTGGTGCTGTTGGTTTAGTCGGTGCTGCGATCGCTGTAGGCCTTCTGATTTCTAACGCTTCAAAAGCATCACAAGCCCAATAATCCCAAGAATAGCAACTAAGCCAATGAAGATAGTATATTGAATATAGGTATCAGGTATATCGCAACAACAATTGAAGCTTTCATCCGCATAAGGAAACGATTGGGTCCTTACACGAGTCAAAGGTGGTGTTAGATGATCAGGAATAGTAATACTGATTGATGCCCTTCTGCAAATAGGACAATCAAATTCGCTTTTTCCAGAGGATAGCCAGTTGTTCCAGCATGCAGGATGGACATGAAATGAACATCCACATTTCCGTAGCATCTTTCCATCAACAAGTGGCTCACCAATGTCGTTTGTCAGCTCGAGGCAAACGAAACAGGTGGGATCATTTTGTGTGAGTCCATCCAAGGATGTGGTAGACGAAGAGCTTTTCATTTTATGCCAGTATGCCATACTTCATTTCTCTGGCTTTAAACATGTCAATTTTAGCCGTATCCTCTACAAATACCATGAGCGGGCCATCGTATGATGAAAAGGGCTCAGAGCCTGAGGTTGTTTGTTCCTGGTTTAACATCTCAAGAAGAGCTGCAATTCTGCGTTCAATGGGTCGGCCTTTGAGTTTCTGGCTGACTCGTTTCCATTTCCATTCAAATTGTAGGGCCGCTCGTGAATCAGGAAATCCAACTACGTGACACACGCGATTCCATCCTGTGCCTCTTGATGTAGCCCTCGCCCCACCTTTGATCTCACCATTGTGCTGTCTTAGACGTCGATCAACGTCTACAGAAGAGCCGATGTAGGTTGAGCCTGTTGCTGATTCTAGACAGTAACACATCCATGGTTTTTGGGTCGCAAGATCCATCTAGTTAAAGTATGACTACTATGTTTAACTAATGACCGAGCTCCAAAAAATTCTACATCAAGTCTTTTTACGATCCCCACCGAATCTGTTCGATGAATTCATGGTGGAGTGTCAGAAATGGTATGATAGGCCTGCTCATTCACTCACTGAAATGCGATCAAGAGACAATAAAAAAATACGTGGAGATATCTATGAAGAGTTTTGTGTTCTTTATCTGAAGCATGTAAAGGGCTATGAGACTGTCTGGCGTTTGGAAGATGTGCCTGATAGTGTTCTTGAGACCCTGAAAATGAAACGGAGAGATATGGGTATAGATCTAATTGTTCAGCATGATGGTTATAAAGCAGTTCAATGTAAATACAAGAAAAGGGGTTTAAGAAAGTGTTCAGTCACGTGGTCTATGCTATCCACGTTCTATGCACTCTGTCTGAGGACTGGGCCGTGGTCTTCATATATTGTAATGACAACAGCAGATTATTGTTCTCATCAAGGCGAAAAGACACAAAAGGATTTGTCTTTTTGCATTGGTTCAATGCGTTCTATCACAAAGGAGCAGTGGATTCAGATGTGTGGGTTGACGGATAATCTTCCTGTTTTTGAAGAAAAGCCGAGCCTCGAAGAACTACGTGCTCTACGAATTGCTCGGTTTGGTATACAAAGCGAAGCAAAGGGCGTAGAGTGATAGAATCATTGTTGATGCACTTACGTGAGCAGGTAGTCCTTTAAGTAAAGCAGCCAGAAGAGTCGTGCTAATCATCATGAGAGCATCGGAAACCAGAATCTTTGCTCCGTTTTCTTTTGCATAGTCAGCAAAGACATCAATCATTTGATTTTCTCCCTTGGGCATCTGGGTGATGACAGCAAGAAAGAAAAAGACATCATGGCATAGTTGAAACAGAACCACGACCGCCACGAAGAACCACAGGGAGTTCTGGAGACCGAGTCCAGTATATAGATATCTAGCCGCCGTGACACCGATGATGAGACTCAGGATATCTGCAGCCGCTGCGAGAAATCCGAACTTTTCATACCAGTCGTTTAGGGCCTTGACCTTGAATAGAGGCGAAGGTCCAGGATACCGAGCCAAAAAGATCACAACGAGATCAACCACAATCGCTGCTGTAATTATATAAAGATAGTCTCCTGTCTTTCTATAATCAGTCAACATCCTCTAACCCTATAAAAGATATCTCTCGAAGCCTATTCTTTTCAACAGTTTCATAGTTCCACCAAACATGATCATGCCGAGTTTTGCCGCCAATATATCTTCCATGGATTTTGTTATCTAATTCACTTAAGGGGCGTTCATCGATAATATCGCCGTCGGGGCCACCTTCCATGTCAAAAAAAAGGATAGGATAAAATCGGGTCCAGATACCATCTTTTAGTTGGATCTCCAGCATCCTATTACCAGCTATAAAGGCAAACTACCATCTATAAACGCAAGGGTCTACCAGCGTTTGCCGCAAGGGTCTACCAGCGTTTGCCGCAAGGGTCTACCAGCGTTTGCCGCAAGGGTCTACCAGCGTTTGCCGCAATGTGATGAATGACCCCCAGGACAATAGTCCTCTTCTTTGAATCCTTCTTCAGACCGACAGCATAAGGCATTATGATTGTCTTTTGCATCGGGTAAACGTTGCCCTGTCTCTAAACTATGATGCTGTGAACAGTATTTCTTTCCGCAGTCCCAGCACCATGAACGGCCACATCCGAGTTCCTTGTGGAATTGATTTTTAGCATCAAGGCCACAGGCAAAAATATACGAACATGCGTTATCCTTCAAACACCACCGTTGACACCAAGGGCACTGTTTGGCATCCGTAGTCCCTTCTTCTTTTCTCATCTAGTTTAGTTCTTTCTTGTATTCTTGCGATTCTTACGATTTTTGCGATTTTTGCGATCCTTACGATTCTTGCGTGTCTTGCCAAACGCGACCTTTTCTCCGTTAGGCTTGAATATGTTCTTCTTGACCATAGAAGGGAGCGTGAAGTTATTGTTATTCGCAACGTATGTAGTAACAGGCATTTCTATATTAATGCTT